TTCCATGCTCAATTGTTTGTACTGTAAGTGATAGGACATCATTTATTAATTCTTGAACACTTGTCAGTAATAGACCTAACGGATCAAAATGAACATGGTCACTTAATGGATTGTAAGATAGTTCCCAGATATCATCTAAGTCTTCATTATATGCTTGAGCAAATAATTCATTAACGAATGTAACACAAACTCCATTTGGGTATTTCTGTTTTAGATAGTTAGTATCTTCTTTCTCAGATAAGGAATTAAAAGAGGAAGGGCGTAACCAACAGTGCTTCACAGTTACAGTTGATGAGGGATACTCTCCATTGTACTGTGGACTGAGCCGCGCCCATTCCTCATTTAATGCCTCACGAGGACCAACATTATTCTTAATCTTTTCTCTAAGTTCCTTATCATCCAAATCTTGAAATTCTTCAATTGCATTAGTATAATGAGTTTCATAGAGTTGAAATAAATATGGGCAATCAGCTTGATTACGTGCCCAATTAGGAACTTTGATATTTAATAATCCAAATGAATCCATGCAAATTCTAGATTTAGGTTCATTCGTTATACCTACTAATCTAGTTACAATTAAATCTTCCTGACTAAGTAATGGGGTAATCTGCTGTCCACATGATGGACAATACTCATCCCCATGTTCATTAATATAATCTTGAACGGGAACATCATTCTCATCTGGAGAAAATTTATCTTGTTCAGCTTTTAACTTACTATCCATCTGTTGTTCAATGGGATTGTCAGCAAAGACATATCCACAAGATGGACATTTAGCTATCTGATGAGTTTCTTGACTCTCGTCATAATTCTTGGACTCGTATGTCCCATATTTTTTATCAGCTTTACTTTTAATCTTGCAAGCAACCATGCCTTCCGTGCAGTAAACGAATAATGAATGTAACCAAAGAAGTTGTGCATTGTTATGACGATAGATTAACTTGGCCGCTTTATCTCCCGCCCTCGCAGTTTGAATATCTAATGTGGAATCAGCATCATCGGGATAGCACTTAATCGGTGGAACTAAAATTGATAATGCAGCGATAATTGATTCAAGATATGCGCGAAAGACATTAACAGGCTTATCATACATCACCTGTTGAGTATCATCCGTCTGTAGTTCTTGGTCCCAAATACGCCAATCATGGGCGACATCGGAATACCAAACATTACTAATACCATTCCACATTAGTTTAAGTCTACGAGCTGTTCTTATTTGTCGTTCACGTACACTAGTATCCTCATTGTCAAAGTCACTGACAATCTGTTTCAGTAAAGCTATTTCACGCTGAGATGATTTAGCCATTATGATTGTGGAGGCATCATCTGACTAGCACCCATGTTACTCATTTGTGGTGGTAATCGGCTCATCATCATTTGTCGAAATCTATCCATAATACCGGGATTATTATTAACAGGAGTAGCCATTCCAGTTTTAGGATCTAATTTTCCACCACCATTACCTAAGTTTAATGTGCCAGGCATTGTTTGAGGAGATGTTGGTGTGCCAGCAGCATTACGTAACATGGGACTTGGCATAGGCTGAGGCATTATACCCTGTTGTCCAGGTTGTCCCTGTCCTTGACCAGATAATGCTTGTAATCCCTTTTGAATAAGGAACTGATGAGTAGGAGATAAATTAAACATTGTGCTTTCTCCTAATCTTATCTGATGGGCCTACAGACATATACTCATCTTTTTTCTTTTTATCAATAACTTTCTTACCCTTCTTAACATCTGGCTTTTTAAACTTAGATGCAAATTGCTTGAAATCAAAGGGCATTATAATTTCCCCTACTTAAAATACTTATGAAGATTAAGGGATGGCTTCTTAATCTTATACTTACTAACCTTGATGTGCGGCGTCTTTATTTTCGGTTTCGGAATCTTGATAGCCATCTTCCTCTACCCCTAATTCTTTTTCTAAATCTTTTACATTACTTGGCTTAGCAACATCAGGCTTAATAGCATTACGCATTAACTGAGCTTTACGTCTATCTTCAGTTTCTAACATCTGTCGACGCACAGCCCAAGGAACTTGTTTAGGTGGAACATATGTTGCAGGTAATGATGTAGTAACTTCTGTAGTAGGTTCCTTTAATAATCGTTCGAGTAACAGCTCATTGTTATGATTTGCAATTTCTAGTTGGCGTGTTAATGTTTCACATGATTCACATACTTTAGATTCCTCGCGCTTCTCTCTTAATTCAGCACGACAATCAGGACAATGTGGTTCAAGTAAGTGATGAAAGAATGTTTGTAATGACATTATTTGTCTCTATATGTTATTGATTTAATAAATCCATGTTGCGCTGCATAAGTTCCACCACGCGATTGTGGAGGTAACTCATATGTTGTAATGACTTTCTTATCGGCTCGTGAGCCAAAATCTTTTTGATTTCGTTTATTAGCTGATTCATTAGTCAAGTCTTTAGATGTAAAGGCCATTTGAATACCTTGCACCATTACAAAATCCATTAACACCAATTCCCATTGGATTAGTTCCAAATTGCAAACCAAGACCAAATAGGCATCCTAATTCTTCCGAACATTGTCCAAATAATTCAGGAGTAGCTGCATATTCCCCCGCGATCATAATGAATGATGGAGTGATTGACTGCCAAAACGATCTACTATCCCAGAATTGAGCTTGCATATTTCCAAGAGTCGGGGGATTATTTGTAATGTTATATGGTTCACCCTGCCACATTTGACCAGTAATTCTATTAATCCACTGTTGTGCCCATGCTACTTCATTCGTTCCGTTGGGATACCATGTTCTATGATTTGCCGTGAAATGGAAATATATATCAATACCCAACGGATTACAACGATTACACTCGTAATTAAGAATATCATCAAGGCCAGGAGAACCAGGTGGAATACCATTATCTAATTCCTCCCCAGGTAGAACAATTAGTTTATCCATTACATTTGAATCTTTAGTAAACAGATTCATGTAAGGATCTACTAATCTCTGATAGCCAGCTAATGTAGCGCGGCTGCTGCCATCAGTAGAACCAGTCATCCACATGGGTGTATAGAAACCCCATGATTGGACAATCTTAATTAATTGTAATGCTCCATTAGGCCCAAGTCCAGATGCATCAAAATTAAATCTATCTAATAGAAAGTGAGAATAATTACGCTGTGCATGAGCCGTAAGAAATGCATCTACCCACTTAGTACCAAATTGAACATACCAAGGTAATAGAAAACTCATGGTCATTTCAGGTGGAGTAGTATTAGCACCGGGCACAAATGGTGGGGCTGTGGGTAACATTACGCCACCGATATCACCACGCCACCATCTCTTATTATATGTAGTAGGTGGCTGCCATTCGGGCGGAGCTGTAGTGTGAACTATTCCACCGGGGTCAGGATTAAGAAGTATAGACCACGATGGTAATGGATTCTGAAAGATGGGCTTCGGCCTTACAATGCCGTTGCCACCACCAGAATTAACCAATAATAACATATGCCCACGCTACAACTGTTTGTGTAGCTCCAAAGTTACCGGAATCATTTGGACGAATGGACATAACATTACCAGTTAAATTCCATGTTTCAAATGAACCGTTCGCACCCTGGTTTCTATTCTGTACATCACCATTAGCTTGAATACTTAATACAGACTGTTTATCTGTAGGCGATGGACTATCCCCACCTGTATATTTTGGGCCAAGAGCAGATTTAATAGCAGCCCAAGAATCTGGAATAAAGGTATTAGTTAACAGAGCACCAGTAATACCCTGATTAAAGTTGGGCTGTGATAAATTACCTGATGGGTCAATTGCAATTCTCATAAGTTACCTATGCATCCTACTACGAAATCTTGGAGCGAATTTCATAACTTTCGTATTAGCTTCTAGTGTTCTCATATTCCGGTAATAAGCTGTCCAATCTCTCGTATTTTGCAAAGCATCAATAATACGCTGCTGCTTTTGTATACGTTCAAATTCATGAGCTGCTTCTTTGAAGTACTTGTCTGCCGTGTCCACACCATAACGAAGCGTATCGTATGGGTCATCTCCAGCGAATTCCGCAACTTCCTCAGCAGGCTTATCATCATGCGGCTTATCATAGCTACATGCCTTAATTGCATCAATCATTAATGGACAGCAGTCAGGGTGCCCATCATGTGTATCTTCATTACATCTAAAGATTTGAAATTTAGGTAAATATTGAGTTTCATCCTCTGGAGATTCAAATATCTGTAAGTAAGCTTGATAATCTGCCGGTGTCTTATTTCGTTGAAGCCATGATGCATAGTTTTCATCATACACAGGCATGTCTTCAACAGGTATTGTTGCGCGAGGTGCCCAACGTAAGTATTCATGAACTAATACTTGTCCAGCTAATCTTGTACCATGATTATTAACTGATAACTCAATAGTTCTACCTAATTCATTCTCAATCTGTTCTTGAACTGTATGTTCCTGTCCTCGCGTTTGTTTAACAGATTGGCAGAACTTAATGATCTTGGGGTTCTCTCTATCTACATAATACTTAATCTCTGGACCCCATACTGAGTTCTTAGTCTTGAGGAAACTTCGTTCTCTGTATAAATAAAGGCGACCAGATGGAGATACGGCAAAGAATGCAATGTAGCATTGTGCAACATATCCCCAATCTCCTACGAAAAACTTAGGCCACCATGATGGAATCTCAAATGGCTCAACTGTATGTATAGCATTCTCAGGCTCATCAAGATATTTATGATCTCTAAACTCATCAAATACTTGCCCGAGATATGCAGACCAGTCACCATATTTCTTCGCTTTCTTTTCAGCCTCTGGTCTACCCTCTAATGATTGAGAGTATGTTGGGTCAATATG